GTTTGGAGATAAGTGTCTTCAATTAATGAATAATAATGTATATATTACGATTAATCAAGTTATGGTTCCAGAAATGTTTGAAGAGCTTTACGAGCGCCTACAGCGATTTGCCGCCAGAGGCATTAATGTCACTGTCAAGCCACAGTCTGATCCTACAGCCTCTCGTGTGGTATCCGGATACACGGAAGATCAAATTAACAGATTGCAAACAGGATTTCCCCAAACAATACCAGACCAATTCAAAAAAATAATACCATTACTGCAAGTAGAGCTAATCGACGATAACGGCAACAAGCATTATGTAGACCAAGCAGAGCGATTTAATTCCTTTGGCTTTAATAAGTTTAAAGGATGGGAATGTAATGCAGGATATCAAGGTTGTGTTATACGTGGCAACGAAGTTAAACGTAGTTATAGTTGTCACGATCAACCACTAGGCACGTTAGACGGCGGATTTGAGCTGTTTAAAGCACCGGCTAAATGTATTACTCCAACATGTGTAAGTAGTGCAGACAGTAAAATACCGAAGAGGAAAGTATGAATAAGTTTGGAATACTAGGATACGGTTACGTTGGCAAAGCAACACATAAAGGGTTGTTAAAAGATGCAAAGGCTATTGTGCATGATATTGTATTTAATACTGAAAGAGAGATTCTAAAAGATGCTCATACAGTATTTGTATGTATACCAACAGCAACACAAGCAGATATTAATATTGTTATTGCTGAAATACAGCAAATACAAGAATTCAATCCTACAGCAACATTTATTATTCGTAGCACATTGCCGTTAGGATCATGCGAACGCATACAAAAAGAAGTTGGCGACATAATCTATATACCAGAGTTTTTAAGAGAACGCTATTGGGACACTGATTGTTTTAAGCGTCCGTTAGTTGTAGGTTGTGATAATGAATTACCTCAATGGTTATTAGATGAAGAAATCAAAGCATGTTCTACTAGCGAAGCAGAATTAGTAAAAATGTATTCAAATAATTTTGCAGTAATGCGTATTGCATTTGCAAACGTATTTTATGATTTAGCAGAAGATGTCGATGCTGACTATAGTAAAGTATTAGATATGTACTTAGACGTACAACAAGACCAAACTTATATGAATGTTCCAGGGCATGACGGCACAAGAGGATTTTCTGGCAAGTGTTTACCTAAGGATTTAGATTTCCTTATTGATACACTTGATCAAAGAGGGATTGACCAAAACTGGTTTAAGCATATTAGAGAGTTAAATAAAAGATGGCAACAAAAGTTTTAGTAACCGGAGCATCTGGTTTGATTGGTAGAGAGCTGTGCAAACAGTTATCTAAAGATTATTATGTAGTTGCTCTTGACAATAATTTTAGATATTCGCATCAGCCTAGCTGTACAGAATATGTAACTGCTAATATTCAAAAATATTTAAGTGAAATTGAAAATGACTTTGATTACATATTTCATATGGCTGCAATCAACGGAACAACATACTTTTACACTATCCCCAACGAACTACTTGAAAATAATATTACAGCAGATTTTGCAGTATTTAATTTTTGTAAGAAAAACATTGATTGTAAATTAATCTATGCGAGCAGTAGCGAAGTAGTTGCAGGGTCGGATATATTTCCTACACCAGAACTTGATAATATTAATATTGAAGATATACACAATCCGCGCTGGAGTTATAGATTAAGCAAAATAGTTAGTGAAAACTATCTAACAAATTCTAGTATTAACAATTTAATAATAAGATTCTTTAATACGTATAGTCCTGCATCAGGTTCAGGACACTTTGTAAGAGATATTTTAAATAAACTTGACAATGGTGATTATTCATTAATTGGTGCAGATGAAACACGTAGCTTTATTAGAGTTGAAGATAGTGTTGATGCATTATTGCATATCTTTAAAACTATATCATACGATATTGTAAACATAGGAAGCAGCGAAGAAATAACAGTACTAGAAGCAGCAAACATTCTTGCTAACCATAAAGGAAAACAAATTAGTTGGAAACGCCTAAGCGGAAATCAAGGCAGTGTTAAGCGTAGACGTCCTGACATTACTAAGTTAAAAAGATATTATCCTGCATTTAATCCAGCAAAGTTTGCAGACTCGGTTAGTGATCTATGAAGGTTGATATACAAGACGTATTATTCTGGATGGATGCAATTCGCAATAGCAAAGACAAACTGCGCACTCTTGAAAGCTTTTGGAAAGGCCAAGTTAATAGTAAAGTTTGGCTAATAGAACATCTACAAAAAATACTTAACGCTCAACAAAGTAAAACAACAGTTGTTATACATGGTGGCTGGAACGGAGTATTATCAAGTTTATTATTTAATAGTAATATTAATGTTAAGCATATTACAAGTGTAGACATAGATCCGTTGTGCGAAGAAATTGCAAATACAATAAATAAACAACGAGAAATAGACGGCAAGTTTACAGCAGTTACCGCAGACATGTGTACACACGTTTATGATGCTCAGGTTGTTATTAATACTAGCTGCGAACATATAACACAAAGCCAATACAATCAATGGTTATTAAATGTACCAGAAGATTCTTATATTGTATTACAAAGTAATAACTTTTTTGAATTAGAAGAACATATTAGGTGTGCTGTTAGTGTAGATGATTTTGTAAAAATGTCCAACATCCAGGTCCTATACAAAGGGGAATTACAAACGCCTAAATACAATAGGTATATGATTATAGGAAAACCTAATGTTTGAATTTAATGATTTAAAAACTATTCACATTGAGCTAACGACAAACTGTCAAGCAAAATGTCCAATGTGTTCAAGAAACATACATGGCGGAATAGAAAATCCTTTACTACGAATAGTACAATGGTCATTAGAAGATTTTAAAACTATTATTAACAAAGAAGTTTTAGACACAATTAACCGTGCGTTTTTCTGCGGCAACTTTGGCGATCCGTTATTAAATGACAAACTTATTGATATGTGCAGACATGTAAAGGACACCAGTCCTAAGACAGCAATAGGTATACATACAAACGGTAGTTTAAGAAATGCAAAATGGTGGACGGCACTAGCAAAAGCATTACCAAGAGATCATTGCGTATACTTTGCATTAGACGGACTAGAAGACACTCACAAATTATATAGAGTTGGCACAGACTGGAATCGTATTATTGAAAATGCAAAAACGTTTATTGCAGCAGGAGGTCGTGCGAACTGGACTTATATTAAATTTAAACACAATGAACACCAAGTTGACGAATGTAGACAAATTGCAAAAGAATTAGGCTTCAAAGATTTTACAGTTAAAAACACATCAAGATTTTTAGTTGAACCTAAGTATGATGTATGGGATAAAAATAAAATTCCACTGTATAGTTTAGAAGCACCATCTGATACTGAAACACATTTTCTACCTAAAGAAGTTATTGACGATTACAAATCAGTATTAGATGAAGCAGAGATAGATTGTCATGTACAAAAAATAAAAGAAATATACATTGATGGGTCTAAAACAGTATTACCATGTTGTTGGTTAGCACAAACGCCAATGACCCATTATGATCCAGCACATGTTTGCGAAGATGTTATAGATATGTTAAGAGGGCAATACAATAAAATGATAAGTGACTTTGGCGGCATACACAACCTTAAAGCAACAAATGGAATAAAAAATATTATTGATTCTGATATTTGGCAAAACATATGGAAAAAGAAATGGAATGAAGATAAAATGTTAATGTGTGCAAGAACATGCGGAAAGTTTAAAACATATGATATCTCACAACCACAAGATCAATTTATAGAGATTGAAGCACTATGACAAATTCGCACTACGATAAAGAAGATACTAGACTAGGTAAGTTTCAACGTGACTTAGCAACTAAATCAAGTTGCACATTTTGTGTACTACCGTGGATACACTTAGCAACCCGTCCTAATGGCGATATGAGATTATGCTGTACTGCAAATGCAAGCGGCGCAGGAGAAAATCACACTGTTGGATTGATCAAAAACAAAGACGGCAGTCATGCTAACTTTGGAAAAGTTACTCCTATGGAAGCATGGAACAGCGACTTTATGAAAAATGTTCGTACTACTATGCTCGAAGGAAAAATACCAGCAAGTTGTACAGGATGTTTTGATGAAGAATCGCAAGGCATTGTTAGTAAGCGTATTTGGGAAACTGCAACATGGATGCACGATGAAGGTGTTGATATAGAAGAATTAATACATCAAACAGAAGAAGATGGCACTGTGCCTGAACGCTTGCAATACCTAGATTTGCGTTTAGGACATACTTGTAATATTAAATGTGTAATGTGCAGTCCGCATGATTCAAGCAAGTGGGTTGCAGACTGGCAGAAACTCGTTCCGCAGTTAGAAGATGAATCTGTAAAGAAACAGATGACATGGGATAAGAAAGAATTTAATAACAAGTGGCACGAAAAAGAATCATTCTGGAAAGAGTTGTATGCACAAATACCTAATCTAAAACAAGTCTACTTTGCCGGCGGCGAACCTTTAATGATTAAAGAACATAAAATGTTCATTCAAGAAATTGTTAGACAAGGTTATCAAGACAAAGTGTTATTACGCTATAATTCAAATGGACTTCTTGTAGATAACGAGCTAATTGAGTTGTGGAGCAAGTTCCGTAAAGTTAAGTTTGCAGTTAGTGTTGATGCAAGTTTTGAACGTGACGATTATATACGCTTCCCTGGAAAGTTTTCAGAAGTAGAGCGCACTTTGCATATGTTAGACAATACTCCTGATAACATACATGTTAGTATGGCAACAGCAGTACAAATATTCAACATCAAACATATACCAGACTTTATAAAGTGGAAAG